GGTTAGTCTAAACTCATTGACTACAGGCTCTGTATCCCCACCTACGATACCACCGCTCTGGTTATAGATGCTCGTAAAAGGGTATAAGTGATTGGGGTTGAATGCCCCTCCACTCACAACAGGCATACTGCCGAGATGAGCCATCTGCTGAACATACCTTGTGGAGATGTCTCCTCTTGGAACATTGTTAGTTCTGGCTTCTATCTCATCAAGGGAGTGCTGTAGCCTGTTAGAATCAACAGTCGTTCCATCGGAGTATTGGTCTTTGAAGATTCTATTACTCATCTATACGATTCCTAAGTCGGTTGTATTGGAGTTCGTCCAAGTTGTGTGATTACTTCCGCCGACAACACTCACATTTGTTACTGGATTCAGGGCATCATTTAGAACAACAAACCCCGCACCATTCATAACTTCGTCGTCTCTATCTGACTGGAATCTACAGCCTACAAAAGAAGCGTATGCTCCTTGGGAGACTTGTGCGAAAGGTATCGTAGCGTCGGAAGCGTATCCTCTCATAAACACACAGTTGTTGAAGATTACTGTTCCGTTCGTAACACTCACTAACAATGAATCCCCTGTAAAGGTAACGCCATCATAAATAGTGCTTTCTTTTGTATTCACAAGTTTAGTGAATGTAGCCTCTCCCTGAGCCTTTATGATAGTATGCGGTTTATCAATGGTTGTTCCAGGAATGGCTCCATTGACATTGATGTGCTCTTCCTTCTTTAGAGTATAAACCACTTCATCTTGTTGAACATCAAGTTTGAATGCTGAATCATCAATAGAATCGTTTCGTAGCTGGATGTCTGAAACATTCTTGCTATAGAGTTTTCTGAAAACCATTATCTTCCTCTCCGTCTCGTAGCCCCAACAACTTTGTAAGCCATGTTTATAGAGTGGATTTTGATTACCTCAGCCTTATCTCTAATGAATCCGAAGACCATGGTTGTTATTGATTCACCTCGGGTAGAAGTGCTAAAGGCAATCGTATCTATTTGCTCATCATCTATTAGAAGATTACCAACAGTCGCATCAGCAGGGTCACCATAATAGGTATTACCAAAGGTCTTGTAGGTCATCCCACCTGCGGAGTCTTGGGTGCGGGTTCTGATGGAAGTCTTGTCTGAAACTTCTACAACTTGGTTATCTCCATCTATGACTTGTGCGTCAAATAGGCGTTTATCACTACCAAAAGCAGCGTTATACAGCCCGAATGGGTAGGAACTGGCGGCTAAAGAAGCCTTTCCGTGAGAAGTAATAGATGAGTATAAACCTCTTGTTCTCATTTGTAAGCCTGTATCAGACTCCAAAGTGGTTCCCTTCATTACATACTCAACAGGATTACCCGTTGTATTGTTAGGCAAATCAGGTCTATAACTCTGTTCCCAGGCAAAAGTCTCTGCTGTGCGAGGAACACCAATAGACTCCTCAATGTAGTTGCTCCCAAACCACCCAGCATCCTGGTAGAAACCCATTGTATTCGTTCCAAGGTTTGTTGAGGTAGGAATAAACTTGATGTAGATGAGAGGATTCTTTTGTTTTAGGTTCAGGTTTTGTGGGAAGGCAGCGTTATCATACTCAATAAGAAAAGCACCACCTGTTCCACTCTGAACGTTCGTAACCTCATCTACCCTGTCGGCTCGTATGTAACCGCTTTTAGATGCTATTCTTTCGTGGGGTAGTTGGTAATCAAGGAGCACCCCTCCTGGAACTGTAACAACAGGCTCCCAGTTGGTTGTGTCAAACCCTACTTTGATTATCCAATGTGCTGGTGCTGTTGCTGCGGCTTGGTTAGGAGGAACTCCTTGTATGAGATAGACATACTCGCCTGCTTCGTTGATTTCATACAACTCCAAGTGGTAACTCGTATCGTCAATAGATGATAGACCTATGCTCCTCATCCTACCTTCTACAATACTTTTGTTCTCCCCCGAGATTGAGTTATCAGTTCCCCCACCTCGCCCTAACTCGTGTATGCTATAAGCCAACGAGGTTACATCAACGGCTGAGGCTACAGTAGAAGTGTCGTCATAAACAGCAGGTGGGTTGAGCCCTACCATGTAGGTCTCGCCGTGTAGTGAAAGAAGGCTATGACCCTGAATAAACTCGGAAGCCTTGACGATGGGTGTAGAGTCGTAGGCTGTGGAGTAATCCCAAATGAACCATCCCTCACTCATTACCCAGGTTTTCTCTTTGAATGAGCAGTATAGTTCCTTATACTTTTCGTTGTATGAGATAAAGGGCTTCTCTGAATCTCTGCTAAACGAAGTAGGTTGTGTGTTAGAAAGACCTGTTAGCCCTGACTGGGTTGTGTAGTGGGAATAAGGGTCTGAGATTCCACCTCTCCAATACTCACGGATGTCTTCGGATAGTTCGGCTATGCTAAACTGCCCGCTTATAGCATACACCCCATTGTCTGAAAGCCATACAGGTGTGTTACCTATACTTGTTATAGACTGAGCCGAGATACAACCCACCTCATTTGATAGTTGAGTGAGCACGCCACCTGAAATCTTTCCTCCACCAATCGTAGTTTGTAAAGCCCAAGTCTCGTTTTTACTAAAGATGAAGATTTGCTGACCATTACTCGCTACTGCTGTGATGTCGGAAGTAACTGGGATGATGTCTAAGTTCTTAGCATTGATGTTGTTTGGTAGAAAGTCATCTGAATAGTAGAGTGTATTCCCTTCGGCATAAACCAAAACAGGACCGTGAGCACACATCGCAGGCACCGTGGGTAAATCGTTCTTAGTGATGTATTCAAAGTGTTCTGGGTTTAGACCCGTGCTGAATACAACAGGAGTGATTACTGAACTTTCACCATCAGGGTCAGACCATTCATAATCACTGGATACCTTGAGTTGTTTGTTCTTCTCAACAACGAGTGAAGGTCTATAAACCCATACTCCCATACTGTTGTTAGAGAAGTATAGGTTACCAGCGAGTTCTTGGAAGGCTATAGGTGAATCAGATGACTTTATCCAAGTGGAAGCGTCTTTGTTCCGTGCTGTTTCATAGCAGGCTTTTAGCACTTCCTGTTCGTCAAAGGTTCTACCCCCATCGCCTGTGTAGGTATGGAGGATGTGCTCTGCTCTCGTTCCATCCTCAACATCAAAGACATTGACTGAATAGACCTTTACATAACTTCCACCTGCTGACGATTGCTCACCTGTAAATAGAATAGAGGAGAAGACTGAAATGATTTGCTTGTGACCGAATGAAGTCTCAATGAGTTATTTGATAGAGTAGAATCTCCACGGTATAGCAAGCCCATGCCTGCTCGCACTTGCCATTCATTCTCACGTTTGGTGAAGTTCTTTACAAAAGAACCATTCTTATTCTCATCAACATCCATTCCAGGAGTTAGAATAGAAGTCTGTTGTTTCTGTGTCGCCATTATCTATTCCTCAACATAAGAGGCGGCTGATGGTGCTCTCGTAGTTTGGAAGAACATCTTCATCTCATTGACGAACGCTCTGGTCTTCTCTTCAAGTTGCTGATTGACTCCATTATCCATAATGCTGTAGTGTTTGGCGGCTAAGAGTGCGATGATGTGGTGAAACTGAGAGAAGTTATCAATGAAGGCTGAGGGAAGACTGAAATCCACAGGTGATGATTCTAAGTAGTAGAGCCGTAGCGTAGCTGAGGTAGCCCCACCTATACGCAGTTTAGAGCCCTCAAGCCATACCGTGGGGCTACCTACTAAAAGATTGTAACTCGTGGGAGATGACTCTTCATTAGGAACGATGTCGTAGTAGTAACTAACATCTCCTGTTGAATCAACTTTTGCGACTTTGTATAACTTCATCAATGGTTTTGTAGAGTTAGAGCCGAGGAGTTCATCGCCTATACCACCACCATCTGGGATTACTAATGCGAGGTCAATCTCTTTTGCGCCTGATACAGTAAAGTCTGCTGTTGATACAACGTCACCTGGGCTTTCTGAATAGATAATGTTCCGAAACTCATTGTACCCCAGTTTTAGGAATAAGTATCGTTGAGTGTTTGTGATGAAAGTCGTATCATCTTCGTCAATCATCGCATTGAAATAATCTAAAAGTTCTGTCGTATTCATACTTCTTCTCCTTGCCCTTCCGCTATACCTTGCGCCTGAAGCATCTGATTGTTGTTTAGAACAGGTTTGCTCTCAGTAACAGGCGCACTTGCGGGCGTAGAGTCAACTTGCGGGGGCAAAGGCATAGCTACCCTTGGGTAAATAACTGGGCGACCGCCAAGAGCCTGTAACGCAGCATCATCATTAGGAGTGAGTAGTGCGTTTAGAACATCGGCAATCTCATCCTGGGTTTCTTCATTGAGTTCGTAGTAGTCACTGCTTCGGATAAACTCACCGAAGACCTGGATAAAGGCACCGATGTCATCATTCGCCATAATCTCAACTTCCATTCCTCTGATTAGAGCAGCGAGGATTTCTCTTGCGTGGCTGATGGCTGAGGCTTTCTCTAACCCAGCAGTGATACCCGTCTTGAATGTGAGTTGTTTTAGTGCCTCGTCTTTATCAATAAGTTGGAGTTGGAAGAGTTCTAAGACTTTCTGGTCTCGGGTCTCTTTCGTATCCTGGAATAAAGAAGAAGCATTGATGAATACGTCAGGCGCATCTACAAGGTCAGTGCCTTTGAGTTCTTTGAATACTGCTTTACCCCGACTATCAAACATCGCCACCATACGTGATTCAGTGTAGTGGGTCTTCATTATCTCTAAGATTCTTGTGAAGACATTCTGTAGTGATGACTCTATGGAACCTTGTGTGATTTGTAACTGCCCAACATCCTGCGCAGCTAAGGCTTCAATGGCTTTACCTGACGAGATACCAACAGTGCGCTTACCCATTGAGATGTTGTGGATGCCTGCTACATCCTGGATTTCACTCTGTAGTCTCTGAATGTTATCAAAAACATAGGAGGGCATTGGAGCAGCAGGGAGCATCTGAGGTATTCCACCAGCAGGATTGAAATAGACCTTCTCACCTGGGCTGCCTTTGATTGAGTCTGCTGATACACCCGCAGTCTTTGGGATTAGCCACTTGGGATTACTCATAAGTTCTACATTACGAATGACCTGTGTGCGAGCTTGGTTGTATAGATTCTGTAGTTCCAGTAGGGGCTCAATGAGACCTACACCCCAGAACCGACCTGGAAGAGTAGTGTATCGTGTGACCTGGATGGGGTGAATACCTTTCCACTCACCTTTGAATAGAACCAACTCCCCTAATAGGATGTAGTGGAATCCATCATCGGTATAGACTTCATGTATCTCCACTCTATCTTTTAGTTGTTTATCTCTTCCCGAAGCGTTTGTATCTGCTTCAGAGTACTCTTTGATAGCCTCTGTGTGGGAAGGGTATGCCTCAGTGAGTTTATCTCTACTTACAAACGACCTTACAGACACAAAACGGCTTTCCTCTAACGAAGTCGCACCTTGCTCTACAAAGAGGTCGTAAGGGCTTACAGTCGCTGTATGTGCCCTATCAGTGGAAGCGTCGTAGTAGGTGTGGAATGCTGCTGTTCCATACTCGCACAACTCTAAGATGTGAGCCTCAACAGTCTGCTTTAGTTTGTCGTTGTGGAAGTTGAACTGGATAGCCTCTTCAGATAGTTCAGCCTTAGAGATGTCTTCGGAAGAAGGGCTTGCGGGTAAGACTCCAACGCTGGGATAAACGATTTGTAGTTTGGCTACAACTGTTCGTAGGATTCCCAGTAACCTGTTGATGGTCACCTTGTTCCTATTCTTAGAGTTCTTCTGAAACTTCTGTGTGCTCTTATCAAAGATAAGTGATTGCTTACCCTCAACATACTTCCCAACCATCTCCCAGACACGGGTGTATGGCTGTTTATCTGTTTTAGATTCCTGGATTAGAGTGTTGATTTGTTTAGGGGTCATAGTCATTATTTGGTCTTCCCTGAGAGTAGGCGACTAATCAGTTCTTCCATTTTAGCATCTTTGCTATTAGAAGCAGTCTGAGCATTTAGACCAGCCATTCCCGCACTCACTAATGATTGTGCTCCTTGAGCGGCGTTGTCGTTAGAGAAGCTTTGTGCTGCTCCCCCAAGACTACTGCCGATGCTTGCTCCCAGCATAGGGTTGCCTGCGAAGGCTCCAATGGCTGCTCCACCAAGAGTGCCTAAGATGGGTAGCCACTCTCCCGAACCACCCTCTTTCTCTTTGAGCGCTTTCGCAGCCATAACCCGAGAGTGTACGTTTGGTTTTCGTTTATAAGGGGTGCTCATTGGCTGCTCCAAATGTCTATGTCGTTTACTGATTCAATCTCTATTTGATTGCTATTCTTTTTGATGTCTGAATAGGTTTTATAGATATTCCATATAGTCAAGTTATTTATGATGAACTGGGGTAATAGTAGCCCGATTATTAGGTAGGTCATCTCTTTATCGTTCTCCGACTTAGTGATGATAAGACGGAGGAGACAGCCGAAACCATCTCCTCCGTCAAGGGCATCATTCTCAACTGTTTAGATTGAGAGCCCGATGAGCACAGCCTGAGCGTTGGGGCGTGAGCACACTGTGTTGTAGTAGTGCTTGTAGTAGCCTTCAGCAGCATCGGCGTTAGCAACACGGGAGAGTGAAGAGCCGTCAAAGTCGGCGAAGCCACCCTTCTCAAGTTCCAACACCTTCCAGTGCTTCAGTGTCATAAGAACAAGACCACCACGACCACAAGCTCGTGAGGTGCGAATCTCAACTCCACCGTATGATAGCCCAGTGAAACCACCGTCACCACGACCTGCTTTATCACCCTGAACCTGGATGTTAGCAGTTAGTAGAGCAGTGTAACTCTGACGCTGTAGGGGATGCATGAAGATGGTATCAACATCCTCGCCTGACTCGGTTAGAACCGTATCAATAGCAGCCTGTAGGCGACTGAGTGTTAGAGCAGTGCGATTACCGTTAGCATCGTTAGCCTGGTCAAGCACATTGCTGCGTAGAGCAGGAACCGCACCAGCAGCACGGGATACGGTGAAGTAAGTAATCTTACCGATGGCTCCGTAGATGCCTGTTGGCTCTTGGTCAGCGGCGAGCACTTCAGCAGCAGCATCAATCAATAGAGCACAACACACACCGTCGGGTAGACCGTCGGTATTCAGTGCGTTGAGGTTGATGGTCTGTGCAGCAGCATCAATGCTGTTCACAGCAAGACCTGCTGAAACCGAAGCGTAAGTATCCATACGAACAACATTCACGGTCGTAGCGCCACCTGCTTTGGTGAGGTCTCCGAAGAAATCCCAGTCAGCAGCAGCGACCTCATTCTTACGCTGACCAATGAAGCCTACGCAAGTTCCGCCTGAGAAGACATGTTGGTTCATCGTATCACGAACATCACTTACGAGGGCATCCATAGAGCCTTCCATCCAGTTGATAACCTGGTCGCCATTGCCTTTAGCAGCAGCAGCCATAATCATTCCATCAACCTGGAAGCGAGCCAAGAGACGACGAGCCTCAACACTCATCTTCTCAAAGTCTTGCATACGAGCAGCAGGAACGGTGCCTGCGTCAGAGAATGAGACAGCGCCGCCTGTAGCGCCGACATGAACGGGAACAATAGCAACACGACCTGCCCAGGTTACACGGGCTTTCTCAAATAGGTCAAGTGCGATAGTTTCACGATTTAGTTGTTCGTGAACTGGTCCGAGAAAGAACTCTTTTAGAAGAGCACCAATCTCGTGTGTAGAAATAGTAGCAGCCATTTTATTATACCTCCAAAGGTAGTTTTAGTATTAGTTTCTCAATGAAGAGATTGCGGTCTGAAGGGCTTTATACCTTTCATCCCTGGTCATTTGTTTTGGATTCAAGTCGGCACTGCTTGGGGCATTCGCAGCGTTAGAACTGATTCCTTTAGGTCTTGGGGGCACATCAGGTTTAGAAGGGGTAGTAGTGAGATGGTTTGCGATTGCCTTCTCCTCTATCCCTGCTATGAAGGAAGCGTATTGTTCTGCTACATCATTTAGGTTACCTGTTGGATTAGAGATAACGGATTGTAGCAATAACTCTCTTGGTACATTGGGGTATGATTCCTC